GGTATTGGTCTTTGCGGGTTTGGTGGAGGGACAACCATCGGTTGTGGCGGCATGGGGGCTGGAGGAGCAAAACTCGGCGCAGCAACTTCAGAAGGAATTGGCTGCTGCACATTCGGCCCGCCGCTAGGAAGGTAAAGATTTTTTGGCTGAATTTGTGGCTGGCCTAATGCCTGCGCCACCATATTAAGTGATGATGATGGTGCGCCGCCGTATTGTTGTTTTGCCTTTGCCCAAGCAGGAATTTCCACGTTGGTATTCGGCGCTTGAGTCTGAGCAGGCCCGCCGCCTCCAAACATAGAGTTATACATCATGCCAAACGTGTTGGCGGGGCTATTTTGCTGCTGTATTGGCGCTTGAGTTTGAACTAGCCCGCCCATATTGTTGTCAAAAGCTCGAGGTTGCATGGGGCGACCACCGCCCTTCATCATGCCGCCACCACCTGGCATTCCTACACTTCCTCCACCCTTTCCTCCAAAACCACCCTGTCGAGGGCTGCCGGGAGGTACATTCATAGGTGCAAATTGCTGCCTTGATGGTTGCGCAAACATATTAAAATCCTTTTAGACGGGGAATTGCCCAGAGCTCTGGTTTCTTACCCACTCAAAAAACTCGGGTGTGCCATAAGGAGGAATGCCGCCGGGTCCGCCATAGCCGCCGGGCGCTCCTGAAGTTAAATTGCTAGGTGGGGGTACAATCATGTCGCCGCCATACGCATCAGGAAAACCAGCGCCGGGCTGACCTGTATTATAGGGCTTGAAATTTGCATCAAACGCAGCAGCTAACTCCGGGCTTCGGCCTGCAAGCTCTGCCCTAGCTTGGTCAAATAGATCACCAGAAGAGTAACCCATCATGCCGCCACCAAAATCTTTGGCTTCCGGCATACCAGCCAGAGCGTCACCGCCGGGTTCTGCAAGACCAAAAGCCGCAGCAGCATCATAACTGCTTTGCATGGCTTGTTCTTGTAAGGGGGTAAAAGCGGCTACGTCCGGCCCGTAGTACGGCAGATAGCCAACTTCGGCAAATCGTTTCGCTTTTCTTAGGTTGTCCTGCATGGCACTCTCTGCCCACGCTGGAATCTCTACTGTGGTTCCTCCGCCTTTACCACCGCCCATTCACGATCTCCTAAAAAAAAATTTTGGCATTGCCCATATTCTAAAAAGTTTGGGGTGGGGGGTCTATATATATAATAACACCCCCGGACCCGGGGGGGGGTGCGAGCGCTCGATGTCCCGGAGTAGGGCGACTCTAGTAATCTCAACGCTTTGCGGGGTGGCTCTCCCCTACTCTCCCCTGCCCTCTTCGCTTGTTAGTAAGCGCTAACGTACACCTAAACAGATCAGGCCACAACCCCTTTCGTTATAAGCAATTGTGCTTAGTAGATCATTATGGACTAACGGCAGCTGACTACCCTTTGCGCTCTCAGCGTCTCCCTGCGTCTCTCTCTCGCTCTCAGATCCGCGCTGTTGTTCGCGCCTTTTCCGCTGTTTGAATCCCCCTCAATAATTACTGACAGGCTCCCACACTTTCTGGACAGGTGATTGATATCCCTGCCGTTTAAATTCCGAATAAATGACGCTGTTGTGTTGTGTCTCTATATAGGAAGAGAAGAGACATACCCCGCTTGTTTACAGTTTTGTTTATGTGCTAATCTCTGGCTTGCCATATCGGCATAACGTAACTTGGAGGTTATGAAATGAACAAACGTGACTATAAAAACGCAGGCGCTGCGCGCTATCAGTTAATCCGAAAAGATGGTCAGTATCACCTGTCTATCAATGGCGAGACGGTTGTTCTGTCTTCTTTTGATGCCGCCGTTAAACGCATGAAGGATGAGGAGCACGCACGGCAATGCCGCCGCTATATTGTATGCCTGTCTTTCTCTCGTGAGTTTGATCCAGACGAAACTGAGATCATTCACATAAAAGCATTGAACCGCACAGACGCCGTTTTTCAGGCTCAATACCAAGTAGCAGAGAATCAGGCGCTCGCCATTGAACACGGCGGCGAAGTAGATGGAGAAATCATGTTCGGAGAATCACCAGACCATCCGAACATGGTAGATCGCTTTTACTTCACGGCGGCGTTTGTCTGGGATTGGGATGAGATGGTAGCCGTCACCGATGGATTACAGACCATTGAACTTTGGGAAAAGCGGGAGGATTAATCATGGAGCCAATTCAAGCATCACTTGAGGAACGTAAGGAAAACGGCAATTACAACGCCGAAGAGCAGGCCGTCTATAACCTGCTTACCGAATGCGGTTTCACGATTGGGCACACAGGCGGCGGCTGTACGTCTTGGACGCTAGATTTCCCAAATTGTGAAGTATTGCTTTCACAAGACGCAGGCCACATTTTCTCCCCAGAGGATATGGAGTATTGCGGCGTCTGCGTTGGCGTTTACAACTATTCTGATTGCTGTCCTGTTTGGGAGGAGAGCGTTACAGAATATGCCGACATTGCGAGGTTGGTTTGTCTCGCCATCACTAAGGCCATGACTTACCGACCAGAGGAGGGCGAAGGATGAGATTACTTTCCGCATATCTTGGGTTGGATGACACTTGGCAAAGTTTCGCGCGTGACGCGCACCTGCCGCTGGTGGAGTTGGATACGGTTGATCTTCACTTTGTCGGAGAGCATGACCACCTAACGCCGGATCAGGTGGCGATCTTGCAAATGCTTTGCACGGCTCATGACGCGCTACGCGCCATTGAAGAGATACTAAACGACTAGCCACAACGCTTAACCTCCACCCCCTACCGGATGACGCCGCAGGGGGTTTTTCAGTAGAAGGCCCGCGCTTTGCTGGGTCAACCTTGGAGGGTTACAGATGACGAAGACAGACGCTTACCACAACGCGCGCGCATGGGCGCACGATACGGCGCAGGAAATGCGCTCAGAGATCATAGAAAGCTATTGCACGGCGACTAATGACGAGTGGCTAGGATTAGAAACGATGTTCTTAGAGCGCTCGCACGACCTGGCTGACAACGCTTCTATCTGGACGGCTGACAATTGGGAACTCGTGGCAGCCACGCGCATTTGCGACTTTGACGCGGTAGCAGAGGCCGAAGATTGCGCCGGACGCTGTTTTGATTCTCTGGACACTGAGATAACCGCAATAAGCTATTGGATCAGGGTTAATCTCTTGTGCGAGCAGATACAGGAGTTATTTCCATCGCAGGCGGCATAACCACATGCCGGAGTGTTCATAGCGCTCCGGCTTTTTTTCGCCAGGTTGACGCCCGGCTGCCGGGCTACTGGCTAGGTTTTCGCCGGGGCGATCGAGCAGCCGTGCGAGATTTCGTGCGAGGTTTTTATCCCGGCAGGTTTTTTTTCGAGCGAGCATTTTTTCGAGCGAGCTTTTGCTCAAGGTAATTTTGTTTTTGTGCGAGTTTTCGTGCGAGATTTTAATGAGGAGAAATGAAATGACAGAAGTAACCAAGATTGGTGACGTTGAGATCGCTTACGATACTGGTGTCTCTTACTGCCAAGAATTAGTTGAAGAGATCGGCAACACTGTTGAAGATGAAGTGATTGCCTCTGCATATGCAGGAGCGATGGCTTACATCGCTTTTTCTGTTGGTGGTTCGGCATTTGACCCAGAAGAAGGAGAGAAAGCGCTGTTTAAAATGTTCCAGATTGCAGAAATGATGTTTCATGAAGGCGTTAATTCTCAGGAGGTGATGAACGATGTCCAATAAAGACGGGTCAACACATATAGCCGCAGCAGGGATGCTCGGCTTTCTTTGGCGCTCCAGTGACTTCCACTATTTATGGCACACCGCCACGGAGTCATTTTACGAGGAGCAACCAGAACGGTTTACCCTCGCCACCCCCAGCGACACTTTTGATGGGGAGCGCTTTACGGGTCAATGGTGGATGTATTGGTACGACACCTGCGCGGACGCGCTACTGGCTCGAGAGATCGCCCAGAACCGTGGGGAAATCGCCTACCTGTTGCACGATTCGTGCGAGCATTTTGCGGGTCCGGTTTTACTTACAACGATGGGGGATGGTAGTAATGACGATTGATAAACAGCGTACAGCTCTCTATCGCGCTTACTCATCAACCGGCGAACTAATGTATGTCGGGATATCGCTCAGTGTTATGTCTAGGTTGAGCCAGCATAAGAACTCCTCGGCATGGTTCAACAGCGCCGCAAGAATTGACATTGAATATTATCCGACCCGAACAGACGCGTTAGCCGCAGAGAAGCAAGCGATTCAGACCGAATGCCCCGTTCATAATAAGGCCGGAAAAGTGAAGGATGCCGTTCCGTCAAGCATACCTTGCACCCTTCCCGGTACCGGAACGCTTGAGGATCTGATTTGGGAGTGTCGCGTATGGGACAGGCTTGTTACTCGGTACGAAGAAAAAGCGCGCAACAGCAATTCAATAATAATGGCTTTGTATCACCAGAAGCTGGCTGAACAAAATGCTAAGAAAGCAAATTTACTGTGGTTACGAAGGAAGGAGCGCAAAAATTCGCTTAATAGCCGACAACGGATACACGGGATTGCAGCATGAGATACGGATCTGTGTGTTCAGGCATCGAGGCAGCCACAATGGGCTGGCATCACTTGGGCTGGGAACCTGCATTCTTTTCGGATATTGATCCGTTCCCCCGTGCGGTGCTTTCCCACCATTACCCGGATATCCCCTTGCATGGGGATTTCACCACAATAGGAGAGGATGATTATGGATCAATTGAGCTTCTTGTCGGAGGAACCCCCTGTCAATCCTTCAGTGTCGCCGGACTCAGAGGCGGAATGGATGATGACCGTGGCAACCTGGCGCTCGAATATCTTAAATTGGCTCAACGCAAGCGGCCCAAGTGGCTGGTATGGGAGAACGTCCCCGGCGTCTTGTCATCAAATGGAGGACGGGACTTTGGAGCCTTCCTCGGAGGGATGGTTGAGCTCGGGTATGGGTTCGCCTACAGAATTTGTGACGCTCAATATTTCGGCTTGGCCCAGCGCCGCCGCCGTGTGTTCGTTGTCGGATATCTTGGAGACTGGAGGCGTGCAGCAGCGGTACTTTTTGAGCGCGAAAGCCTGTCAGGGAATCCTCCGCCGCGCAGAGAAACGGGGGAAAGAGTTGCCCCCGCAGTTACGACTGGCCCTCCTTTCAGTCGCACAGGGAACGAGCGAGTAGAGGCTGATGCTATGGTTCCGGTGTTCCCCACCCTTGATGCGTCAATGGACGCCAAGTTTGGTAGTAACCAATGGGTTGATAGCGGGCAATGGGTTCTTGATGATGTTTCTAAATCTCTGATGGCACACGGCGTCCGCTTGGACCCAGAAACAGAGAGCTTCATTGCTTTCCACCCTACTCAGACACCGATCAGCAATAAAGATGTTTGCCACGCAATTGGCGCGAATCCCAACGCCACAGCAGCCGTAGCTGTATACACGCCGGAGACGGCTAATTGCCTAAGTGCCAGCCCGTCAAGCAATACCAGCCCGAATGTGGCGTCAGGGCAGGGCGATGTTATTGCGTTTTCTGCTTACAACCAGTCGGTGGAGACTGATGATGTGTCTCAGACAATTGCGGCCCGTAACGATCAGGACACGGCCTCATGCGTGGCTGTAGCGTTTGCGCAAAATAGCAGAGATGAGCTCCGGGAGTCTCCGGTTGTCGGTGCGTTATCAACGGGTGGAGGTAAACCCGGTCAGGGTTATCACGCCGTGCGAGAAAATATGAAAGTGAGGAGGCTGACACCGCGAGAATGCGAACGTCTACAGGGCTTCCCTGATGACTTTACTAAGATTCCCTACCGCAACAAGCCTGCGAGTGATTGCCCAGACGGACCTCGATATAAGGCTTTGGGGAACTCTATGGCTGTGCCAGTCATGAAATGGATAGGGGAGAGAATAGAAAAGGTGACGCGGCTGACTGAATAGGGAAATGAACAGAGAAGAGGCTCCGCCCTATTTAGCCTTTGCTGACGCCGCGCCTCGCCAGTGGAGGATGGAGCCTACCCCATCTTAATCCTCAGTAGGTGTCTCCGTCCAGAAGCTATAACCGTAAATCTCCGCAGCTCTGATGTATCTCATCAAAGTGCCTTTATCAACTTTGAAATGCTGGGCTATGCCGCCCCAATAGTGATCTCCGTTGTTGTACATCTCCATCGCCCGTGCAACCTGGGCCTTTGTCAGCGCATATCTACGGTCCATGCTGTACCACCTCGCTAGGTTCTTTCACTGGCCCCTGCGGGTCATCAGTAACAATGCTCCAAGCAGCCAGCGCCATAATAAAAGCCAATGCGGCTATATGTTCATCCATTTTTACTCTCCTTTTTTTTGCGATTTTTACTTTCCTGAATATCACCTGATAACTCAGCCTTTAAATCTGCCAAATCAAAACCGCCAAACAGCAACTCACCAGTACAGCCTGTTGTAGCAAATGCAGTGCCGCTACCTAAGTCAATGAGAATACCCTCGCTTAGATCAATCGGGCGCTGTTTCATCAGAAGTAATCCTCAAACTCCAACCTTCCTACTGCACCACATTCTCGCAAAGCCTTCATTTGGTCAAGCTGTTCTCTATAATGTTTAGCTATGTCACCTTTGCCTTTTGTCTTTCTTGCTTCCTTGCCCCTGAAAGTATCTTCCGCCATCTCTTGCAGTAATTGACGCTCTTCCTCAGTGAGTGACCTCTGCATCCAATTGCCACCCTCTTGCATATGACAGCCGTAACACGCAGCTTGAGCATTGAGGCCCGTAAATCGAGTCCCCCACTTACCCCTAGAATGCCCGTGGCTACAGTGGAGTCCGCGATGCCCTTCCTCATATTGGGTTCCACAGCGTTCGCATTTCCACTCCGCCCTTTCCTTCACACATTTGGCAAATGCGGTATCTGCTGGTGTTATTTTGATGCCCACTACCGCGACCCTCCCCGGCGCAACTTCATAAATTCTGAGTCATCAGGGCAGGTTAGCTTTACACCATGATCGAGCAGGAAGGATTGCACCTGCTCCATAAAGTGATACATCTCGCCAGTAGGTAACTTGCTGGTTTTCTTCAACTGCTGAGGTATCACAGTGTTGTTTACGATGATGTCCGCGCAGCCTAGAAACTTATACTTCAGCACCTCCTTGCACTGCTCTTGATCTAGCTCCATGCCCTGCGACTTAAAATGCTCCGACATCTCTCTGCACCAAATATGGAATAGGGCATTCTGCGACTGGCTACGCGCCGGGCGGTAGATACTTACTTTCCACGACACGGGCTTGCTCCAATCCCAGGTGTCCCGCAAAAACTCGTGGAAGTAACCAATTCGCTCATCAAGCTCTTGCTTGTCGCTTACCATCCAGAAATCACCCATGCGTGACTGCCTCGAAATATGCCGGAGACAACTCAGGTAAATTGGTGGCAGGCTTTTCCTCGCTAGTCAGTTTCCGCGTCCTGAAAAACCCATCATGTTCTGGGTGCATTCTCATAAAGCGCCGGGCATAGTAGGGTGCATAATTGTTGTTAATTTTGAATTGGGTTTTGCCATCACCCCCCATGTCTTTTTCCCACCTGACACGCTCAAAGACTGCTTTGACCGAATAATTCTGAAACCCCCTGCGAATGAGCATAAAAGTAAAATCCGCAAACGAGTCCCACACCTCTGGATGTTGCTTGTGGAATGCCTCGGCTTGCTCGCGCACCTCTTCTGATCTTGTCTTTTGCATCAAAACCCCTCCACGGTTCTCAAGTCTAGTTTTACATCGTTACCCCAGCGGGCGTCTTTAAACGTCAGGCCGTTGCCATACCACAGCTTTAACAGCCCGTTGTAGTTGCTTCCAAACTTCTGCTTCCGAATCTGCACCTCTAAATCAGATTTTTCATCTAGTAAGTCGCGCTCCGCAGCCGTCAGAAACTGGCCCGCCGATTCTTTCTCTAACGCCTCTGCCCGCTCAACACTCCGGTTTACCAAGATCAGGTTAGTAGCCAAATCTGTAAACGCTCCAGCGCCGCGAACGTCATCGGACGTTGAGCGAGTGTTTACCATAGTGCTAGGCCGCTTCCGAGTGTGGTGAATCAGGACAATGTGGAGCTCTAGTGCCTCAGCTAACCCAATCAACGCATTGATAAAATCACGTTGCTGGTCAATGTCCTCCGACACACCGCACTTCTGCACGTTGTCCACCACAATCAGTTTGCAGCCACGCTGGTGGAAAGCATCAATACAACCATACGCTCTTGCAGGCTGTACCGTGGCGTAAACCTTGTAATGCCAAATTCTGTCCCGTGTGAAACGGCAGAGAGCGTCAAACTGCTCCCTTGTGACATTATCCGTGGCAAATGCCTGCTTCATAAAACGATACACCTGCGCTCGGAATGGCTCCTCAAGGCTCATCATTCCCACGGGGTGAAACCTAGAGTAGTGCAAGGCCAATTGGCTCACTAGCGCAGACTTTGCGCTGTTGTTTGGCCCAGCAACGAGAGTTACCTCGCCGGGACGCCACCCCCACCGCTCGTTCATCGCATCCCACGGCATCGGCACGCCGCTGTTCTTGCCATGCTCCGCCATCTCAGACCAAAGCTGATCCTTAGCGTCCGACATCTGGGTAAGACGCATTGACTCAAATTGGCTTAACCGTTCCGCTAATTGGCTTGGGGATAGGTCACGGATGTCTTCATCTCGAATGGGCTGTAGTACCTCACTCATAATCCAGCCCAATTCTTACGAACCGCCTCCTTAAAAGCCGCATCCCAATTAACGTAGGTGTAGCCTTTCGCTACCGCTCGGTCTACAAAATGGTCTAGGTGCTGATTCAGAGAGCCATGCCCGTTCCGCAGCGCCCAATCCCTGACCTGATCTGAAATAGAAAAATCAGAAGGAATAGTGGTTTTCCTTTGTATCTTTCTCTTCTCTTCTTTTCTATTAGGAGGGATTTTCTCCTGATCTACTCCAGAGTTTATCCTGACAACATTGTTCTGACGCATTAACTTCACGGTGTATTCATCTGATCTGCTGGACATTTTCAGGCACGTTATGCGCCCTTGTGCGTTCTCAAACAAACCCAATTCACACATAAATCGCATCATCTCTTCCACCCTGTCTCGATGGATGTTGATCTCTGCTGCGATAAGCTCTGCGTCCTCCTCCAACTCGAACGTCAAGTTATGAGGCTCAACGGTTCTGGCTACGCACTCTAGTAGATACCAATAAACCCCATAGCCCTCCATTCCATACTTCAGCCGTAGGCGCTTCAACTTTGCGTCCATGCTGGCGGTAGAGTCGTGCTTAAACCATTTCATTTAGACGCCTCCCGCTTGACCATTTTGGAAAAGCCAAACTCCTTGCCGCCCCGGAGGGCGGCGCGTTCAGCCTCAGCTAACTGACGGTCATTGAGAGGCTTGGAGTTATTGGCTAGGTCAACGATGTAATCGTCGTTTGTGCGCTCTTTGATGCCGTTACGCCGGGCTATACTGGCGTAATGCCGATCCTCCTCTGGATAAAGCTCCTCCCAAGAAACGCCGACAGCGCTTATGACATCCAGGTTAGAGCAACCGGCCCAGCAATGTAAAAGCAGACGCCCATCTTTCCCGACATCAATCGCCAGAGACGGGCTGGTGTCCGAATGAGCCGGACAACACGCGATCCAGCTTCCTTCCCCCTTCTTCTTCACCTTCTGAAGTCTGCTTAAAAAATTGCTGTAACTGCTCATTTGGCGTTTGTCCCCCTTGCGCTTCGAATTGCGCCCTTTTGTTTGATTTAATAAGCATGGATGCTAATTCACTCTCATCTATGTCCAGAGCGTCACAGATTTTGAGCAGTGTTGTGACTCGCAAATCGCTTTGATTGCGCCAGCGGCTTAGTTGTTGCGGTGTAGTGTCAATACGCCTTGCTAATTCTGCCGCTGATACCTTCTTTCGAGCCTGCATTTCTTTTACCAAATCACCAATCATCTTAAAACCCCGGATCAGCTTTGACGGGAGCCTGCTCTTTCTGATTAGGCTCGTAAGTGTTTTCTTTCGCATAGGGCTTTCCGCCCTTAGAAATCAAAAACTCCATGTTCAACCATTCGGTGTCCGGGTTTAATTCCAGCCATGCCGTTATGAACTCTCGGAACTGCGGGATGTTGATGTTGCAATTCCCGATCTTCCAATCAGGCGCATTTGGATTGCGCTCCTTGGGGTAAACACCCCCGATTAACACACCATCATTGCTCATCAGCGAAAATCTCCTTTCTTGCTGCGTTACTTTCATTTGTGCGGAAAAATGCCCGCTCCTCAGTGGTAAAAACCCCACCCTTTGATGGCGCTAAACCAAATAACGCCTCCAAATCATCATTGTCGATGTCACAGTAATAGCGGTTAGCCTCTAAAACATCGCCCACTTTGACCAAATGCTTCATGTCTACCACATGATTCCAATGCTTCCGCACGGCGTTTAAGTGCTGCAATAACTCCATGCCTCTGATGCGGCACGCCTCAAGATCAGCTTCTGCCTGCTTCACGTTACCCGCCTTTTCTTGAAAGTCATCGGCCTCCTCTTCGCTGTAGGCGTCACCATGCAAACCAACCAGCTTGAGTATCACGCGATCCTTGGCTCGCTTTTCTGCCATAGCGCAGTAGTATTTGTTGTGGCTGGTAGCGGCAGATGCCTCACCCACCGACCACTCTGATTTACCCTCTAGCCTGCCTGTAACACAGATAGCCGCGAACTCTGGGCTAATGTTTAGTGGCTGCGGCGCGTCAAACTCAATCTTCAGGTGCATCGCCACCTTCTCTAATGCTTTGTGCTTCACGGCCCATGTCCCCGACCGCACTTCCCAGCAGGCGCTTTTGCCATCCTCTCCTACGGCCTTCAGAAGCTCCTGTAAGCGCTTTGGTATTGAACTCATACATCCTCCTTTCTGGTTCCGTTATCTTCCATCTGAGCAAGCTCATAGCCCCTGCTGTAGCCATAGCGGTATGCCTCTGACTCAAAGGGGGTAATCCTGCTGTAATCGTGAACGTAGCCTGCCAAGAACCCGTCGAAAAATTCACTTCTTAGTTTAGGCAGGATGTCTGCAAACTGCTCCTCAAATATCCGCATAGTGTGCTGGATATCAACTATTTTGGCCTGACCGAAACACTCAGAATGCCTCATGCCGCGCTCAATTAAATCGTTTTGATCAGGAATCATTCGGTCCACTCCTCGTATCGCTCTACGCGCAGAAGTAACCATTGATGGATTTGCTCTTGCAGGTAGCCCCAGATAGCCTTCGCAGTTTCGTAAGCAACTGGCGGCAGGCCGTCAATCTCAGCAGCGTCCATTGTCTGCATGACCCACTCCATCTGACTCCGCACGCAATATGGTGCAATCTCAGAGAGCCAATCGTCATAACCGTCTTTCAAAAACTCCAAAACCAGGTCAGCGCGTAATTGCGCTAGGTTGCCCGGCGCTGGACCCACCTCACCCGCAGAGCTCAGCAATCGAGACGGATAATCACGCCAATCTGGGTCGTGCTTAACGACCTCCTCCACTAAATCAAGCCAATGCTGGCCCCTATCAAGTACGCTCATATTTCCTCCAATGCGGTAAATCCGCAAAACAAATAATAAGCCAGTTTGTTTAGGTTGTACTATATTTTTTTGTTCTTAAACTAGGCAACATACAAAACTAACCGATCTAAATCATTTCTGGGGGAATGTCATGGATCATCCACTGCTCGAATTTTGCACGACAGATAAGCAAAGGCAGTGCGTCCGCCTCAATTGCATTGAAGGGTTGTCTCAGTATGAGATTGGCAGAAAGCTGGACATAACTCGTAGCGCCGTCCGAGACCACCTAAAAGTTGTAAAGGATAAGGCCGCAAGACGCGGTTACAGCCCAGATCATGACTGGAAAAACCCCGTTCCTGACGGTCATAAAATTAAGGGTGTATCAACATTTTATGATGGGGAAGGCACTGCTATCCGGCAATGGGTGAAATCTCAGACAGATGAAGAGCGTCAGTTTGAAATTTTAGTTGAGCGAATAGAGGCAGCTAATGAGGGGCTTCCGAAATTTAAGCCCCTAGCAGCCCCGAAAACCGTAGATGGCGATTTACTGACCTTGCTCACCATAACCGATTTCCACTTGGGTATGTATGCCTATGAAGCTGAAACCGGGGATGATTGGGATGTCACCATAGCGCGAGACGTTTTCCTCAATTCAGTACACGACATGATCAAGGCATCACCGAAGTCTGGCACCGGGATTCTTTGTCAGCTAGGAGACTTCTTGCACTGGGACGGAATACTTAGTGTCACGCCGCAGTCAGGTCACATTTTGGATGCCGACACCCGCTACGGCAAGCTGGTTGAATTGTCCATGTCTGTCATGACCGAAGCCGTCAAGATGATGCTTAAACATTTTGCCAAAGTTGTTGTCATTTCAGCGGAGGGAAATCACGACATTTCGGGAAGCATTTGGCTACGGAAGCATCTTAAACACCTTTTCGCTAAAGAGCCTCGACTTGAGGTTATTGACAATGACTTTCCTTATTACGCTTACCTACACGGTCAAACCATGTTGGGCTTCCATCACGGTCATAAAGTAAAGCTGGCGCAGCTGCACAAACTATTCGCTAGTGAGCCTCGCTTCCGAGAGATGTGGGGGGCGTCCACTAGCGCGTATTTGCATACTGGGCATCTGCATCACGAGAGAGTAATTGAAGACGGCGGGGCAATCGCTGAGATGCACCCGACCCTAAGCGGCAGGGATGCGTATGCAGCTCGAGGGGGTTGGGTATCAAGACGCGGGGCAAAGGTTATCACTTACCACAAAACAGATGGTGAAGTTGGCAGGATTACAGTGAGGCCAAGAAGATGATACCTATATTTAAAGTCCCAATGGGTAAGGGTCAGATTGCTTTACTAACAGAGACAATTGGCGGGGCCATGTCTAACAGCACCAGCCCAGAGCTAACAGACGTTTACACCGACACCTTCCCAGATGGCGTAACAGTAGACATCACAATAAATGATTTTGTTAAGATTTGGTTGACTTGCTATTGTTGCGAGCTAGAAGAGCTCGAGGGCGAAATTGAGTTTTTAGTTTCAGACCAATCCGACAAGGTTCATTAGTACGACCACACCGTAGGACCGGGCCTGTCATCGCACCAATCTAAATGAATAAACCGCAAAGTCCCGCGCTGATTGACGCCTACTCGCGGAACATTATGAGCAAATGCCACTTTCAGCAAGGCATGAGCTTTGTCCAATTCAACAGCCAAGTCAACAGCCTTGCCTGTAGTGTGAGCCCCAGGCGGTCTACCATTCGCTATTTTGTCAGCCTCAATTGAGTGTTTTGGGCATCTGTAGCCTGAAGATACAGGTAATGGGAAGCCTACTTCTTCACGAATATCGTTTAGCCGAGCAAGAGCTTGCTCATCAAACCGATACGTCCCGCAGCCGCACTTGCAGCGCAGCTCATCTTCACTGAAATAACTCACTCTTTCTTGCCTAGAAATAAACCAAATGCCCCGGTTAGCGCGCCCGTCATAACTGACACGAGAGCGGCTTGCTCTGGGTTGGGGTCAGGGAGAGACATAAACCACTCAACGGTGCGATATGTCATTGCAATCATGGCAAACATCAGCAATCTGGGGATGATGCGCCATGCGTTAAGTTGCTCTGGGGTCATGACTTTTTGAGCTTCATCAGCTTGTCAGCGCCCTTAATCCCGAAGGAGGCGCTCACAGCCAGAAAAAGTAAGTATTGATACCAAGACGGTAAAGTATCAAGTGCATCAAAGCTATCGCGAACGCGACCAACAATAGTGGGATCATCCATGACAACAGAGTATGCCAAACAAAATAAAGGCGCTGCCAAACAAATAGTCCAAAATTCGTCTTTCCAGCTCGACGCAGAAGCCGCCGCCATCTTAGCTTCCCAATCCGCATCATTTTGGATAACTTGGAGCTTGGCTTGGTGCTTGGCTTGCGCTTGCTCATGCTTGTTGGTGAGATAACCAGATGCAAGATTAGCTATCGGCCCTATCAATGCCTGTAGCATCAACGGAAACGCCTATTAAAGCGGCGATATACGTCTCGCGCTGTATCAGTCTCCCATATCCGAATTGCAGTCCAAATAATCGTTAAAACGGCGGCAATCGCTGGGAGTAAACCAGCAAGAGCGCCAACGCCTGTCGCTACCGAAACAGTATCCACTACTTGCTTTAACCCCTCATCACTCACCGTTTTATCCTCTACTTACTGCAACGGGTTGCTTACCGCATCCATTGCATTCCACAAGTCATCTATTTCGCGTCTAAGGCTTTGCATTCTATCATCATATTTACTGACTATATCAGCTTGACTTTCGACCGTGATAGCACTTTCTCCGGCCTGCCGCTCCGCTGTCTCTACTCGATCACGCAAATCTAGTAGCTCTCTCTGGCGCTCCATAATCTGCTCCAGATTAGCCCCTAGCTCTGCCAGCTTGCCCTGTAGCCCAGCGATGTTTTGGTCAACAAGGCGCTGCTCTACAAGACCAACGCGGTCTGTGATATCTGTAAGGTCAGGGACTTGAATAGCATTAAGGCGCTCCTCAATGCCGTCAATCCGAGCGAAAAACTGAGAAGCAGCCCATATGCCGCCGCCAATGCTAGTAGCCATAGACAGAACAATAGCGATCCAAACACCTTTGAAGCTAGTGCCATTAACATTTAGCTCAACCCCATCTAAACCTGACATCTCAACCGCCCTGACAGCTATCGACTATTGAAGGATCTTGGAAGAACGCGCATGGGTTATAAGTAGGCCCAGTCTGGTAGAACCCGCTAGTCTCACCCTCTGTCAGTATTTCTGCCGTTGTCTTAAAGTAATCGCCAACCGATACCGCAACCGTTGCAACCACCTCGTTAAACTTCACCGTCACATCGCCTGTAGCCGCATCAAAGAACGACTCAGTAGCATCGGCATACGTTGTATCTAGCTGTGCCGCCTGCTCGTTTGCGCTGTCAATGAGCTCCGGGCTAGACGCTACCGCCATAAATGCAGCAGCAGTCTGGGTCGTTTCTTCTACGTTTGTTAGCGCATCGTTGTAAATATCTACCTCTGCGTCCTGCAGCGTAACGTCATTTGTGTTGAGGTATTCTTGCACTGCCGCAGCCTTTTCGTTGTCCCCAGCTGCTTGGGCGTCAGTGGCAATCTCATTTACCCGGACAACCTCAATCACCGCCTGCGCCGCATCTACATAAGCGTCAACCGCTACGGCAACCTGGTTCATAGCTTGATCTGACGCCTCATTGAAATATTCTTGAGCGCCAACATCTATGGGATACGTTGCTGCCTGTACTGCAGCCACCGCAGCGTTATAAGCATCTGCCTGACCATAGCTAATCAAGCCATCAGTTACTGTGCCTACCGGAGCAATGCCGCCCGTTTGAGCGTAGGCAGCCATTCCGCCGACCGCCCTTATCCCGTAATCAAACGTAGACCGGATTGACGCACTTGTGCTTACAAGATCATCAATCCCCGCCGCTGTTAGTGCTGGTGCGGAAACGCTCGCTAATACTAGCCCCGCTATCGACTTCTTCAATTTCATCTGTTTCACCTATGTTCAACATGGCATCGTAGTAGGGCTTTCTTTTCACATAGTCCGGTATGAATACCGTGGGCAACTGGCGCATCGCCATCATTGCCGCTCGACCTACCACTAGCTTGCCATTTACCAATATTGGGCAAGGCGTCCCAGACGTAAACATCGCTGTCCAGATTTCTTTCTCTTGGCACATGAGGCTTACTGCCGCAATGCTCATGCCCAATTCCTTGAGAGTCTTAGCGTCTTTGCGCCGATTGCATTTTTCGTCTTGCATATATTGCCCAGCGGAGATGCCAATCATCACAAACTGAGCGCCGCCTGATTTTGATTTTAGGCAAGTGTCGTTGCCGCTACTCATCAGGCTAGGAGAAATGGCGCTGTACACCGGCATCTGACTGCTAGACCCAGCACCATTAAACGTCTTTGAATTGTTTGTTGTACTGTTGTTGGAATTAACAGTACTGTCTTGCGTGTTAGTGTTGAGGTCGCCCTGCTGATCGTTTTGCGCGTTTGCACTTACAGCCAGAAAAACAAACAGCAGGAACCACCTCATAGCATTAGTTGCAAGTCACTACGACTTTGCCATCATCATCCGTTGTAATCACACAGCCCTTATTGGTCGCAGTAGCGTACTCTAGCCAATCTTGGTTGGTCGTCCAGATGCCTTCCATCCCGATTTTTCCGAGGCTGTGCAGATTCGTTAGGGCATTAGTGCCAAGCGTCACAAGGTTGGTCATGCCAGCAGTACCCATGTTGTAGGTTGCGTTTAGGCCGTCTTCAGCAGTAGCGCCAATTTGGGTAAAGCCAGCTACGGCGATCTCAGCGTTAGTATCAAATCCTTCTGTACCTAGAGTGACTGCGCCATCAATACCAGCAGTACCTAGCGTTACCATGCCGTCAATCCACGGCGTGAAGTCTACGTTTGATGCCGCCTCACCCATGCTGACAAATGAACCGTAGAGCGCCTGCTGCGTAGTTGCATCAGCACTGATACGAGCAAGATCAACCTCTGCCGAGTACCGAGCCATTGTCTTGGTTGAGTCTGCCTGCATCCACATCATGCCCAAATTACTGATCGGGGCAGCTAGTATGCTTGCCCATTGGATTGCCTGAGACTGCTGGGGAATAGGCTGTACAACAGGTGTCTGTGTCATGGCTAGAGCCATAACCGCAGCACTAGCCGCTTGTCCATCGCCTGCCGCCGCAATAGCCGACAACGCATCGAATTTTGCCTGCGCTGCTCTGGCGTTAGCTTCAGCACTTTTTTGTACCGCTTCGTAGTATTGAGTAGTAGTTGACGCACACCCAACCAAGCCCAATAACGCTACCGCACAAATCAAATTTTTCATGTCAAATGTCCTTCCCTAAACTAAAGGTGAAAGGCTTATAACCTTTCTTGTCCAGCACCCGTTGCCAGCCTTTACGGCCCGCAACACTCATCCCAGTACAGCCGCTTAACTTTGCATAGTGTACCGCCGATTCATCCATATCAACAATAGTGTCCATATTTCCGCCCGCTAGGAAGATATGTAACACTTTTTTGCGCGGGTAACATATGATCTCAGTTACAGCGCAGGCATCGTCAGCAGGCCAAAACTGCATTAAGCCTTTTTTTACGCCATCTACGATGTCTTCAAATATGTGGGTGTTGCCCCCTCTGTCTAATGCCGCCTCAATCCACGGTTTACAGCGGTCTAGCTCTTTATCTAAATCCTCCATTTACGCACTCCTTACGGTTGAACTTTAACAAAACCGTTTGAATCAACGTAAAGCGCCCCCGATACAGATGTGCTGCTCGGCAAGCTGTTACCTTTAGACATTAAAACTTGCACAAATTCGTTACCAACGGAAACAACCAGATAGCCATTGCTTGCGTCATACAGCAAAATGCCGTTTTCAGTTGCCACATCGGACGTTTGCTTTTGCGATATCAGCGCCCTGACCCGGGTTAGGTAATCGTTTAGATCCTCCGCCCATAAATGCGGTGTCTCTCTGGAGTACGGTGGTGGTAACTCTCTGCTCACCGCCTTCCTCCGCCGCTGATACGCAACCGGACATCACCTACACGCCAGTTAGCCTCTGCATCGCCGTCAATCCGAACCCTAACTTGCCTGCCCGTCATCCTAACGCTTGTCGGGTTTGTTGGGTCAAACGGGCCATGCTCAGTCTCGCTCCCGTTAGGGTAGAAACGAGTTTTAAATTTAACGCTGACCTCGCCCTGCGTATCCTCTTCTGGGATCATCTCCGTAATACGCATAACCGTGTCACCGTCAGCAATGTTTACGGGGCCACTTTCAACAAATACCGCGCTACCCTCATGACCATATCCTGACTCATGGCGATATACCGCGCCATCTGTACCAATCCACATCGGGTCCAAGAACACACCAGAATCTACGCCAGTGCAGCGCCCAAGATCGCCCACAAGCCAATGGTTTTCGTTGTAGTCGTAAGCAACGTACCGGGTGTTTTCGCTTTGGCCTTCGCCAGGGTAAAACCACCAAACCTCGTTAAATTTCTGATTAGCAACACAGAATCCGTGGCTAATTCGGTCTCGGTTCATCTCGGTAAATACCTTGTCATGCACCTCGCATGGAAGAACTCGAGCCGTTGAACCGTCATATACAAAGAAGTTGCGTTCACCCATCCAGAAGGCTGTCGGGCCTACAGAAGCCAGCATATTGCGACCAACTAAGCCGCACGAGTTGCCGATTTTCTGAAACCCAAACACCGTAGGTGGCCCCTGATACGTTGCGACCCACGCATCTATATCTGTACAGATCAGGGTTCTACCTCGCACCCTTGCCCCTGCAACAATCTCGCCTGATGTCTGTAGCTCAAGGTCGCCAGCCTCGTTAGTAACCGCTGGCTGCCACTCGTACAGGTTTTCACGGTCACACCACTGCACCTTCCGAGTGTTGCCGCCTGCGCCAAGGCAGAATACAAATCTTTCAGCGGTAACAACTATCGCTTTGTTTGATGTTGGCACTTCGCTAGAAACGGACACTGATGAGTTAGCAGAAACAAGTGTTGCAACCGTTGTCGTAGGACTTGCCGCAAATGCCGACACATCCAACTCATACAAGTTGCCGTCTGCATCAGACAGCGCAACCAAGTCTTCACCCCAGTTGTCTAGCGTCCAATTAGTAGCCGCTGCGACCGTGTAGTTTCTTTCTCTGGGTACGCCATAAGCGCCAGAGCCATAGTTTTTACCACCGTAACCAAGGTTTTCAGTCGCTTGTGCAATGCCCGCACTGAACCCTGCCGGGGTGATGTCGTAGACAACATCGTTGCCGTCTATCATCGCTAAACGGTTGTATGACCCAGCAGCAAGGTATGGCGATCCATTATTTGACGCCCATGCGTGTGAGCCTCTGGACTGCCTGTTGGCTTGGCGTACCGTTATCTCAGTGAGCGTAATCGTGTCTGTCTCTCCGCCCGTAGCAGAGTCAAGCGTAATAACTAGATTGGTGTTTGAAAGCGATCCGCCAGTGGTGATCGAAAACGAACTACGGCCTGTTGTCGTAATGTTTGTGCTGGATGCCACCCCGCCAAGGGTGATCGTTGCTGACGCCCCTGTAGACACCGCTGTTACGTTTACATCTACGACATAGCTGGTTGAGACCGCCAGCACACTCGACAAGCTCTGCGTGATGCTCGCCGCTGTGCCTGCCGTATTGCTCAACTGCAGCGTGTCAATATCTGCATTGTAGTTGGTGTTAGATAGCGTCCACTTTGACGAATCTTCTAGGTGCGGGTCATTGCTAATCGTTTCAATGTTTGCCGACTGCACCCAGCCGCCTACTGGCTGCGGAGCGTTGTTAGTCCAGCGCACAAGGCTAGAGTCAAGCCAGCGCCCCTTAGAGTCTAAGTCTACGCCGTGACTATAAACGCCTGCGGGAATGTCCAGCTTGAATAGGGGCATTAAGATGTATACCCAATAAATGAACCGTAAAGAGTGCCGCCCACATTCCAGATTTGAATCCAGTTTGTAGCACCCACCTCAAGCTCTGGGGCAGACCCAAACAGCCACTCCATAGTGGGCCATGTGATGTCGTCAGTAGAGCCAACAGAGGTAAAACGCAGGGTTACGAACTCGCCAGATGCAAGGCTTGAGGTGATAGTTACGTCACCCGCCATCGCGCACGTTTGGACCGTCCCGTTAGCTGGGTCAACATTCTGAGTGCCTGATGTGCCTAACGCATGGACTTGCTCAGTAATCTTGCCATCTACGTCAAGCGCGGCGACCTGATTTAGCGTCATGCCTGATGTGGTATAGCTGTTGAGGTTTAGTACAGTCCCACCGCCGCCACCCCCAGCATTCAGCAGAGTGTCCAAAGATGTCCAGTTATTGTTGAGTTTTGTACCCCACGCATCGGAGTCGCCACCGATTGCGGGAAGGTTAAAACTGAAATTTGTAGTAGTAGTCATAGCTGCTCTCGCTCTTAATCCCTATATTTTACTACGGCTAATAAATTATTTTGCCACTTTCGTTGACGGGTAACGCCTTGATCTTCCGGGCCACACAATCCTTACCGCGCCTTCTTTGCCAGAATATCCGTAAAATCCGGCACCAATCGAATTAGCCCCTGCTGGGGTTGGACCGCCGCCGCCATATTCCTGATCATCTTGTCCTGAGTCTGTGCCTTGGTCATGCGACCCTGGGCTGCCATCGTTCTCTCGGATCGTATTTTCTGACGTATTTGCAGTGTCATAAATACCACCAGCGCCGGAAGTACCCTGACCATATAGACTCACACCGCCGCCATAGCCCCCTTGTCTTCTAAAAGGGCTGAAGCTGCCACTAAGCCATTTTCCACCAGCGCCGCCACCGCCACCACCGCCTGACCCAGCGGAGCCGTTCCCTGTTGCGCCGTTACCGCCATTTCCAGCATAGCCAGCAGCACCGCCACCACCGGGGCCAGCAGAGCTAAATCTGCCATTGGCCCCAGAAGCGCCGCTTCCGCCTGCATATGATCCCTTTCTGGAAACTTCCGCCGCCAAAATGGTAGTGTCGCTGTTTGTGTTGTCGCCGCCTGCACCGCCTTTTGCTTGTATTAAAGTCGTGCCGCTGCGGGATATTGATGACGCGCCGCCGTTACCCCCTGCGTCGTTAACCCCGCCAAAGTTGTATGCCCCGGCTGACCCACCATCACCAACGACTACGGTAAGCTGCTGTCCCGGGCTAACTTTTATCGTCCCGTAGGCTAACGAGCCTCCGTCTCCAGCTTCACAGAGATAGTTGCTAGAGCCGCCGCCACCGCCGCCAATACAAACACACGCTATATACTCAACATTATCTGGAACAGTAAACGTGTGGGTTCCCGGGCTGAATATCTGCTCCCCTTTTGCGGGCAGACCCTTGGCTTTCACCATTGCTCTAAACATTACACATTACTCCAAGTGTCGCCAGGTTCTGGCCTGTCTGCCCAGATCGCGGATGGCTCCACCCTGTCTGTCCATGTGTCGCCGGGTTCCGGCTCTGATTCCCACTTCAAGCGTCCTGATATCGCCATGACCCCAGTAGCGGCAGATTTTGCGCCTGATTTAGTAATGATCCTAACTGTTGATGCTAGTAAATTACCTTCTGCTGCTATCAGGGCCGCGCCAGCATGATTCATCCCGGCACCAGCGTTGGTGACGCTAACTGCAGCCGCTTGTATTCCGGCCTGCTGTACTCGATACGGCGAAAGCGTAGTGCTAGAGGCTGCCGCAGAAGCGAGTGCCGCCGGGAGTACAAGCCCCGCGCCAGCGTTAGTGGCAGATGCTACATCAGAAGATGCAGCGGCATTAAGATAATCGCCTTCTGCGTATCCCTT